ATTTATATTAAATGACTAGTAACCACGTTATAGAATTATCTGCATATACATCGCCAATAGTTACGGAAGATAAGCGTAATGAATGGGTAAACTATGGGGAAGATAATAATTACTTTCAATTCTTAATCGATAGATATTCGAATAGTGCGACACATAGTGCTGTTGTGAATAATATTAGTAGATTGATTTACGGAAAAGGTTTGAGTGCGTTAGATGCGTCTAAAAAGCCAAATGATTACGCACAGATGTTGACTCTATTTACAGCAAATGATATGCGTAGAGTTATCCAAGACTTATATTTATTAGGCCAAGGTGCGTTTCAGGTACATTACGACAAAGGACATAAGAATGTTGTAAAGGTATATCATATCCCTGTGCAATTATTACGTCCTGAGAAGTGCGATAAAGACGGGAATATTGTAGGATATTACTACTCCGATAACTGGGAAGATCCTAAAAAGTTTGTACCTAAAAGATTTGACGCATTTGGTGAGGGTAAATCAGAGATTGAAATTCTAATGATACAGCCTTATTCAGTAGGTACTAAGTATTTCAGTCGTGTTGACTATCAAGGTGCGTTAGAATATACGGTACTAGAAGAGAAAATCAGTGAGTATCTTATTAATGAGGTTTCTAACGGTTTCAGTCCAACTACTATTGTAAACTTTAACAACGGAACACCTACAGATGAGCAGAAAGATGAGATTGCAAGAGCTACAATAAGCAAATTAACTGGTTCAACGGGTAAGAAAGTAGTAGTATCATTTAATGAAGATGAAGCTAAAAAGACTACAATCGATAGCGTACCACTCAATGATGCACCTGAACATTATCAATATTTGTCAGACGAGTGCAGAAGTAAGATTTTAACAGGTCATTGCGTAACATCTCCACTTATATTTGGTATTGCTACAACCACAGGTTTTAGTGCAAATGCAGACGAGTTAAAGAATAGTGTAATACTATTTGACAACATGGTAATAAGACCAAAACAAGAAATATTATTAGAAGCGTTAGATAGTATCTTAGCATTTAATGGTATATCATTAAAGTTATTCTTTAAAACTTTACAACCTTTAGAATTTGTAGACTTATCTAACGCACAATCTACTGAACAAGTTAAAGAAGAGACAGGTGTTGAAATGAGTGCTGAAGACCATATTGAATGGATTGATGGACATGAATATGTGTTAATTGATAGTAGAGAAGTTGATTATGACTTAGAGGATGAGTTAGATGCTGAATTAGAAGCATTAAATTCACCAAAAAAAACGTTATTATCTAAAATTGTTAACCTAGTTTCTTCAGGGACTGCAAGAGCTAACATAAAGTCAGAGCAAGATGGTGCTGTTTTCAAACATAGATATAGATATGTTGGAGGTGTTTCTGACAATACTAGGGATTTTTGCAAGGGAATGATTAAAGCAAACAAAATATATCGTAAAGAAGACATTATCGCAATGGATTCACAAGCAGTTAATGAAGGATGGGGCCCAGAAGGAGCAGATACTTATTCAATTTGGTTATATAAAGGAGGTGGAGATTGTCACCATAAGTGGATGAGAGAGACATATCTTAAAAAATCAGATGCTAATTCACCACTTGCTAAAACATTTACCCCAGCACAAACACGTAAAGCTGGGGAAATAGCACCAACTAATGACAAGCGAGTATATCAAAGACCAACGGATATGCCGTACAATGGATTCTTACCAACAAATAAACGATTTAACTAATGGCAGAAGCATTATTAATAGGGAAAGCAGATTTGCAAGCGTATACAGCATTAAATGGTAATGTTGATACGGATAAGGTAATACCCTTCATAAAAATCGCACAGGATATTTGGGTGTTACAATATGTAGGTACTGACTTAATGACTAAAATTAAGAATGATATAGCAGCAAGTACATTGAGTGGTAATTATGCAACGCTTGTAAATACGTATTTAAAGCCTATGTTAATCCACTTTACGATGGTAGAATATTTACCATTCGCAGCTTATTCGATTTCTAATAAAGGACTTTATAAACATAGTTCTGAAAATGCTGAAATAGTAAGTAAGGAAGAAGTTGATTATTTGATTGAGAAAGAAAAACGTATTGCTGAAAATTACTCACAAAGATTCTTAGATTACATATGTGATAACGAAACTTTATTTCCTGAATATCAAACCAACACAAACGGTGATGTTGTGCCACAAAAAAAGAATTACTTATCAAATTGGTATATATGATTAGAGAGGTATACAAGCCTAAACAAAACAATGTTATTAAATTAGAGTTATATCTAAAGAAGATAGAAAAAGATGGCAAACAAAAAGATAAGCGAGTTAACACCGAAGGCAGCACAACTAGAAGATAGTGACTTAGTGATGGTGTCAGATTACAACGGAGCTACGTACGACACTAAATCTGTTACAGGCGCGGAGATAAGACCATTCAAAACTATAATGTTTACATTGTCACAAACAGGTACTAGTGCACCAACTGTAGATTGGAGCTACGAAACAGAGGTTACTCAAACTTTTACCTTTGCTAGGGCTGCTGCAGGAGAGTATACATTAACAGCTTCAAGTGCTTTATTTACTGCTTCAAAAACGTTTATAAATATATCGGTAGGAGCTAGTGGAGCAGGAACAAATATAGGAGCGTATAGAACGTCTACAACAGTAATAACGTTTTACACCGCGGATAGTACAGCAGCTTCATTATTAGACTCATTGCTAGATGTCGCACAATTAGAAATCAAAATAATAAAATAGATATGAGTTTACCAAATTTAGATAGATTAGTTGCTACGAAAGGAACTAAATTAGTGAATGACACAACGGAAGTAACTGCTACAATTGCTGGAATTTTCGTATTAGAAGACACGGTTTTTGCATCAATTAAAGTTGGCGGTACAGATGTTAAAAGTACGTATATTACAACTCCTGCAACTGCCGTTAAAGCTGGCGCGTTGATTACAGGTCAAGGTGTATTATTTAGTGGTGTTGACTTAACAAGCGGTTCGGTTAACTTAATCTTAGGTTAGAATGTTCTACGGGTACGGAATTCTTAATAATCACGTTCCAACGTTGAAGGCTACTGCTATGAAAGGTGGTATAAATTCATCTGGTAAATTACTAGATACCTATCCTAACGCAATAGGTGCTTACTCTTTACGAAAACTAAGAAGTGCTTATACTGGATACGCTGTTAGAGTAGTTAGATTCCCAGACCAGTCATCTTTAGATGTAGGTTTTGATGCAAACGGCAATTTTGATATAAATTCAGTTAATACGTTTTTAGGTTCTGCAATTTATGCTTCTATTTCAATATGGTATGACCAGTCAGGAAATGGAAACAATGCAACTCAAACGACATTTGATAACCAACCATATATAAGATATATTGGAGTAAATAATACTTTAAATGGAAAAATAATTTTATCTACAAATGTTGCAAATGGACTAAGATGTTTACAAACTCCAATTTCTAATTTACAAAACAGACCAATATCAATAATAACAGCTGGTAAAATATCCGCTTTAGCAACCAATACGTATGAAAATATATCTTTTTATATTGGAGGAACTTCAAATGCTGGAGGTGGAGGTAGTAGATATGAAATGTCAGCAAATGATACTATTTTAAGGTCTAGTATACGCGATACATCTACAAGTTTAGCACAATCATCATTCAATACTAATCCTTTTATTCATCAAGCACATTTTGGTTCTACAACATTAACAGGTAGATTTAACGGTGTAGATACTTCTATGGCAATAAATGATAGCGGTCAATTTTCAACTGCGTCAAATTTTGTGTTAATGAGTGCGCCATCAAATATAGCTTTGTTTTCTCCTAATATTGGAATGTACGAAACTATATTTTATTTAAGTGATAAAACGACAGATAGAGCTGGGATAGAGTCAAATATTAACGCTTATTATTCAATTTATTAATATGTTAGGGTACACATATACAACAGAACAATATGCGATAAATGCACGTGAATTATGTTCTACTTATAAAGGATTGCCAAACGAATTAGGTGATACGTTATATTGGGTTAATTATAATCACTCGGAAATTGATAATATCTATTATATTCAATATACCGAAGGATTAGAAGCTGTTTTAGGCACTCCTTATGAATTTACAATAACAATTATTGGGATATAATGCAAGAACTACAATCGATACTAAATTCTAAACTATCCCCGATAATGATATTCGTGTTGGTTGTATTGGTTGTAATTCTATATTACTTTCATAAACCTATATCGACATGGTTTACTTCATTAATTAAACGTAAAGAAAAAATACAAGATATTAAGTCTTTGAAGTCTCATGATATATTTCCTACACTTGAAAGAGTTAAACGAGAAGCATTATTTTTAAAGTTTTTTTCTCACGGCAAATACGACGAGACTAAATCACGAATGAGTTCCGATTTTGTAAAGTTTAAATGTGACGTATGTTATGATAAGTTTAGTGATTTCTTAGATAACGATTTTAGCAAGTTATCTAGCGACGAATTAAAGCAATTAATACTAGCGTCTTTATGGAATATGCACGAAATTTATATAGATAAAATTAGAACGCATTGGTTAAGCAAAGGAATAAGCAGAGAAGAAGTTGATTACGTAATAGAATTATTTGAAGTATTTAGACATGGTGTTGTTTTAGGTTTTCAACATAGAACGGAAGCAATTTTTTCATGCGAACATTACGATACGCATTTTAGTAAAATATTAGCTTGTTATAATATTTATGCGTTTGGAATAGATTTACTTCCAAAAGATTTACAAGATACATTTGAAGCAATTAACGGCAAATTCACAAACATTAAATATAATTGATATGAAATTAATAGACAGAATAAAATCGCCACGTCCTAAGTTTTGGGTAAAAATCGGAAAAGTAGGTGTAGCACTTACAATCGTAGGAGGTGTATTAGTTACCCCACTTCCAATCGTAGGCGGTGTATTATTAACAGCGGGAGCTACAATCAAAAGTATTTCTCACTTAGCAATAGAAGATAATGGACCAATTAACAATTGATAGGATAGCAACTGCACATCCTAAAATCAGAGAAGAGTTAAAGAATTATTATATCGAATGTAATAACAAACTGCCAAAGGGTGTTAGATTGCGTTTTGCGTACGTTTATCGAAGTGTAGAAGAACAAAACAAGCTATACGCTCAAAGACCTAAAGTAACGAACGCTAAAGGTGGACAATCAATTCATAATTATTCCTTAGCTTTTGATTACGTGATAATGTTAGACAAAGACAATAACGGAACATTTGAAACAATTGAATGGAGTTTAGCATCGCCATATCACAAAGTAGTAGTAGACTATTTTAAGTCTAAAGGGTATGAATGGGGTGGGGATTGGAAATTCAAAGATGCACCTCATTTTCAGAAAGCGTTCGGTCACACATGGCAAAGTTTGAAACGTAAACTAGATACAGGAGATAGTTTCAAAGACGTAAACGGATTAACCTATCCAAAAATATAAAGAATTAACCTACTCAAAACGAGTGGGTTTTTTTATAATTAAAACTTTTTTTTCTTGAATTGTTATGATATTATAATAAAAGCATTATATTTGTAGAAACAAACAGATAAAATATGGAAACTTTAAACGCAAAAGACAAAGAACAATTAGAAAACTTAATGATGTTTGCTAAATTAAATAATTATATTTTAGAGACTGAAGAAGATATGAAGCAATTATTAAAAGATTGGGTAAATCATGGTTTAAGTTTCATGAAAAAAATAACTGGAAACAAACAATTCATGGATAGTATGTTTGAAGACTACATGAAAAAACAATAAATTAATTAATAAAATGATAAGAAGTAAGTTCGGCAACTTACCTTCTAAAGTGTAAGAAGAGGAGACGGTTACGCATACGGATTCCTAATTGGTTCGACTCCAATCTTATCATTTTTAAAAAAATAAAATGGGCAGAACTACAAAAATATGGAAATGTAACCATTGCGGTCACACATGGCAAAGTTTGAAACGTAAACTAGATACAGGAGATAGTTTCAAAGACGTAAACGGATTAACCTATCCAAAAATATAAAGAATTAACCTACTCAAAACGAGTGGGTTTTTTTATAATTAAAACTTTTTTTCTTGAATTGTTATTTTATTATAATAAAGTTGTTATATTTGTAAGGTATTAACAAATTAAAAACTAGAAATTATGAGAAGAGCACACGAAATAGCAGCAAAACATTTAAGAAATGCAAAATTTGAAGCGAGATTGTTTAAAAACTACGATATGCCACACCAACCATTTGAGGTTAGAGTAAAAGGAATTACAAAAGATGTTGCTATGAAGTTACAATCTATGATGTGTCAAATTGTTAAATGTGATAGTATTAATATAATTGAATGTTAATTATGGATAATTTATCAAAAGTTTTAGATTTCGTAAAATCAGAACAAAAAAGAGCGAAAAAAGGATTTAAAATGTGGGGTTGGATAGGTGCTAGTTCAAAGAGTTTTTATAGAGGTGCAATTACTTTTTTAGAAAATATTGAGGACTTTATCGAAATAGAAAAAATTACAAAAAGAGAAATAAACACAAAAATAAATTTTGGAACTATAAAAGATTTAGATAAATATAAATATACTATTGAAAATTTTAATGTAGATTTAAGATTATGCAAAATAGATATAACAACACGATCAATAAATCAAGAAAAAAATAGTTTTACAATTGATTTATTAGAAGCAAAAGAACAAGGGATAATAGATATAACATTTTTAAATAAATTATTAAAATAACAAAATTATGATAGAGCTGGTGTTAGGTGGTTTCATTTATTGGATAATCACAAAAATAGAAGAAGAACGTAAAATTAAAAAAAGATTAAAAGACGCTAAAAAGAAAGTGTTTCCACAAGACTATCCACAATATTATACAAGTTTATAGTTATGTTTGTAGCAAAAATGATATTAGCGATTATAGTAATAACGATTACAATACTATTTATGTTATGACAAGTGAATTAGCAAGAAAGTTAAGCACAGAAACTCTTACGAATAGACTGCATAAACAGCCGTTTAACGTGACTATATTAAAAGAGTTAAACAAACGTGCTACAAAGGTACATAAATGCCAAATAGAAGGCTTAAAACGTATGGAGTTAGAGAAACTTAGAATGCAAACAAAAGTAGGTTTAGGATATAAAAACGAAGCGTATGATTCAGAGGAAAATATGTTAAACGGATTTAGTTGTAAATATGAAGATTTAAGTGAAAGTGAAAAATCAATATATGATAAATTATGAAAAAATGTTTCACGTGTAGAACTAACTACCCTATGTTTTTTTACCATTTAGATGAGTCTAGATACAAGATAAAAGCAAATAAGGGTAAGACAATAGAATGTAGACTTTGTAGTCTTAAACGCAATCTAAACGATAAAGGATTTACGCATCGTATAGATGGAAAGTTTACATTTACACAAGCTAGTAAAAAACAAATAATACTTAATTTTTTTAAAAGATGAAAAGAGCAACCGAACATTTATTTGTTGAGTTATATCAATTTATTGACATTAAACATTATGAAGAAGTAAATGATATATTTGAAAAAGCTATAGAAATAGAACGTAACTACTTAATAGATTTCTTCAAGTTCTTTCGAGATAACGGAGAAAATCACATTGGTTTAACAATTGAGCAATTTGTAGAACTATATTTAAAAAAATTGTGACGTGTCCTAATTGCTTTAAAGAAACTAGTTGCGGTTGTAAATCATGTATAGATAGACCACGCGAATACGAACGTAATATAATGGAAGGTAATAATATTCAATGTCCTTACTGCAATTTTAAAAGTAGTTTTGATATATGGTTAGATTATGAATATAGCAACGTAACTCCAGACTCGCTGTAGTAAAGCCTCTTGCTTGGACTCCTATCGTAATTGGTAGGAGTTTTTTTGTACAAAACAATTGCGTAAATATGTAGTTACTTATTTGTACAAATACGTATTTAAATGGTTGAATTTAAAACCGAAATGATAGAGCTTTACAAAAAAGGAGTTACTATCACAGAAATTGCAAAGAAAATCTGCAAAGAAAACAGCCTAGAATATACAGACGCCAAAAGAAGTTCAACTTCTAAAATCATTAATAGAGTAAAAAACAAAGGTGTATTCGATGAGTGTGAAGCTGTAGGAATAGATCCCGAGAAAATCAAAAACTATTGGTATAAAGGTAAGCACTATTCCATCAACGTAAAAGGTGAGACTGACACTTTTAAATATGAAGACTTTAAAGAAGACTTTATTGCATCGGTTAAGGATATTAAACCTAACTACATTCAGATAATTAGAACGGATTCAGATGAAGACTCACACTGCCTGCTAATAGATCCTGCAGATATTCACGTTAACAAGCTATGTTCTGCATTTGAAACAGGTGAGGAGTACAACTCGCAGATAGCAGTACAACGCGTTAAGGATGGCGTATCGTCTATTTTAAGCAAGTCTAGGGGCTTTAATATAGATAAGATAATACTTATTGTAGGTAACGATGTTTTAAACACTGACAACGCACGAAATCAAACAACAAAGGGTACGCAACAAGATACGCATATGAAGTGGTTTGACGCTTTCTTAATGGCTAAGCAATTATACATTGATATTATTAGTACGTTAGTAGCAATCGCGGACCTAGAAGTAGTGTATAATGTATCCAATCACGATGAGATGTCAGGGTTCTTCTTAATGGATTCTATATATTCATGGTACAACGAACATCCAAACATTAAATTCAATCGCTCACCAGCACATCGTAAATATACAACATACGGAAATAACTTAATAGGTACAACACATGGAGATGGAGCTAAACAAAATGATCTTCCATTATTGATGTGTCACGAAGCTAGTCAACATTGGCACGATTGTAAGCATAGATACTGGTTTACTCACCACGTTCACCACAAAACAAGCAAAGATGTAATGTCCGTACAAATTGAGTCATTACGTTCGCCGTCACCTGCAGATAGTTGGCACCACAAAAGCGGGTATCAACACTCGCCACTAGCTATCGAAGGCTTTATATTTCATAAAACACATGGACAAGTCGCAAGATTAACCACACTTTTTTAAGTCTATACCCTTAAAATAAAAAAATAATTTAATACTATTCCCTTAATTATGGCAAAAGTTACACTAGAATTCGACTCAATAGAAGACAGCGAAGATTTAAAATGCGCATTATACGGATGGAAATACGCATTTGTAATTGACGAGTTGGACCAATACTATAGAAGCATCTATAAATACTCTGAAATAGGTAGCGAAATTGAAATGGCAGAACAAGTACGCAACAAAATTCGTGAGATAATGCACGATAATGGGTTGTTGATGGAGTGACATCTCTACATCTCTACACATCTCTACAGTCATCTCTACAGCTACAACCCTAGTAAAATATAGGGTTTACGTAAAAGTGTAGAGATGTAGAGGAGAAATGCCAATCTTTTATATAAAAGGGAACAGGTGAAAATAAAAAAAATCGTAAATTCATCTCTACATCTCTACAAAAAATCATAACTAATATTAAAATCAATACTTTAACCCGTAGAGATGAGTGTAGAGATAGCGTAAAGATGTGTAGAGATGTAATTATTTTTATAAAAAGTATTGTAGATTAAAAAAGAATACTTATATTTGTCAACGTTCTCATCCTACATTATAAGAACAAAGAGATTTTAAGAGCCTCTATTATGAATAACAAGGTAGGATGTGTTAGGATTAATAGGGGCTTTTTATTTAAACAAATTATTATGAAAAAATTAGTATTAGTATTAGCAATTGGATTGTTTAGCTGTCAGAAAGAAGAGGTAACACCACAGCCTGTTACTCCCGTTAAAAACTGTAATTGTGATAGAATAGTAAATATTGTTAGGGCAAAGTATAGTTTCCCTGGACAACCGAATACATATTGGGCTACAATAACAACTGTTAATGATTGTTCTAATTGGCAAAAGCAATATTCTTATGAAAGCAATTATTCTATTTATTCTAAAAAAGAAGGAGATTGTTATTAATGGAAGAGACTTGGAAACACTTAGAAGAGAATTATTACATTAGTAATTTTGGTAATGTTATGAATAGAAACACTAATCGTAACTTAAAGCCTATAAAATGCAATCAATATAAAACAAAAGTAACTTTGACACTAGATAACAATAGTAGAAAAAAAGATGTATTTAATAATAGAGTAGATAATATAAAAGTAATATGATAAATCCAGACGAGAAATTTTGGTCAGTAAACCAAGACGGTAAAGTATCATTGAACAATTTTAAGTTCAAAAGATTCTTAGAAATAAATAATTTTAGTAAAAACAAACCTAACCCAAATAGTACATTCAACATTATTAAAAAGAATGGTATATTTTTAGAAATAGTAGATGAAGTAGATCTTAAAGATTTTGTGCTTAAACATATCTTAGAGCAAGGCTTGAGTGAGGATGTATATAATCTTATGACTTCAAATATAAAGTTCTTTAAAAGGGATTATTTAAGTATGATTGATAGTAAAGAAATTAAAGTGCTTAAAGATACAAAAGACACTGCATACTTATTTTACGAAAATGGTGTTCTAGAAGTTACTAAAAATAAGTCCGAACTTAAAAACTACTCTGATTTTAATCTTAATATTTGGGAAAATCAGGTTATAAAAAGAAAGTATGTAGATTCAGACCATCACCATTCAGAATTTAGGAAGTTTGTTTGGAAAATATCAGGTGGTTTTGATTTAGGAAGCACACCATCTGCAGATGAAAAAATTAAATACGATTCTGCTGTTGATAGATATAATTCATTTCAAAGTGCAATAGGATATTTAATTCATTCATATAAGACATCAGGTAATAATAAAGCAATTATTCTTAACGATGAAATGATAAGTGATTCACCAAATGGAAGAAGCGGTAAGGGTGTATTTTGGAATAGTTTAAAACATATGAAAAAATTACAGTCAATTGATGGTAAACAATTTAAATTTGGTGGTGACTTTCCTTATCAATCAGTAAAAACAGATTGTCAGATATTAGTATTTGATGATGTTAAAAAGAACTTTCAATTTGAGAATTTGTTCAGTGTAATTACGGAAGGGATTGACATTACTTACAAGGGTAAAGACACTATTAAGCTACCTGTAGAAGATTCACCAAAGATTATAATATCTACTAATTACGTTTTAAAGGGTAATGGAGACTCACACGATGCACGTAAATTTGAATTGGAACTATCTACTTTCTTTAATGCTAATAATACACCATTTGAGTTCTTTGGACATTATTTATTTACAGATTGGAATGATTTAGAGTGGGCTAGGTTTGATTGTTATATGATTGAATGCTTAAAAAAGTATTTAAACAATGGTTTGGTATCTTATAAATCAATATCTTTGCCTGTTAAAAAACTTGAAGCAGATTTAGGGAAAGAATTATTTGAATATTGTCAAGAATTACCAAGAAACGAATGGTTAAGTGGACAGGAAACATATGATAAATACAAGTTTAGTTTATCAAAATCATTCTTAGCAAAGTCTAAAAAGGAAGTAACACAATCAATTAAGAAGTATTGTCAATTTTATGGATATGAATACGATTCACGTTCTCCAGGTGGACTTCTTAAATTTATGATAATGGAAGGAAGTATTAATAATATTGAAGACATTTGGGATTCAAACGAACTACAAGGATTATGACAATAGATAGTATAATAGTAATTAAGAAGATTGAAAGCATAATGGATAAGTACAAAGATTCAATGGATTGGCTGCAAGAAAATCATGCGACTAGAAAGGATTTAATATCTAGTTTACAGCAGTCAATATTTATGCTCGGATTAATTAGAAAAGATATAATTATGTACGACACTAAAATAGAAGCAAAAGAATGGATGGAAAACTAAGTAATATAATAATAGATGCTGAAATTGATAAGATAAGCAATTCAATGCAAGAAATTATTGATAAATACCCTGAGAGATTGGAAACGATAGGAAAACTAAACTATGTGCTAAAAGATTTACAACACGTAAAAAGACATTTAAACTATTTAATTAAGAAGTATGAAGCAACAACAAAAATTATTTGATGATATAGAAGATATTTATCAAAGTGAATGGAAGGGGATGCCAGAGTTTAACATGACTCCTGAAGTGCCTATTTTAACAATTAAATTAAATTTTAAAACGAAAGAAGATATTGAAAAATTTAGTGAGTTAATCGGTCAAAAAATAACTTTTAATACCGAGAATTATTGGTATCCTAAATTAAATAGAAAAGCATTTTCAGAAAAAAAATATCACGATGAACCCTAAGTATCCAATTTATATAATAAGTAAGGGTAGATGGAAATCAAGACTTACAAGTAAGGCGTTAGAAAGCATGAATGTTCCTTACAAAATTGTAATCGAGCCACAAGAATATCAAGAGTATTCAAAAGTAATTGACAAAAATAAAATACTAGTATTACCTTTTAGTAATTTAGGATTAGGTGGAATCCCAGCGAGAAATTGGGTATGGGAACATTCAATAAGTGAGGGGCATTTAAAACATTGGATTTTAGATGATAATATTAGAGCATTTAGAAGATATAATGATGACATTAAATACTTAGTTACATCAGGTACTATATTTAAATGTGCCGAAGATTTTGTAGATAGATATGAAAATATAGCAATCGCTGGGTTTCAGTATAGTTCATTCATGGCTTATAATAGACAGAAAAGACCTTTTACAATAAATACACGAATTTATTCATGTTTGCTAATTGATAATAGTATCGATTATAGATGGAGAGGAAAATATAATGAAGATTCTGACTTATCTATTAGAGTGTTAAAAGATGGTTATTGTACAGTTTTATTTAATGCGTTCTTACAAGATAAACAAAGTACAATGACTATGAAAGGCGGGAATACAGATAGTATTTATAATACAGGAGATAATCGCATGGAATTTGCTAAATCACTTGAAGAACAGCACCCTGATTGTGTTAAAGTAATATGGAGATTTAATCGTTGGCATCATAGCATAAACTTCAATTCATTTAAAAAAAATAAACTAATTCGTAAAAAATGTATTATAATAAAAGATGGTATAAATAATTACAATATGATTTTAAAATAATTATGAAAAAACAACTAAGAGATTACCAGCTTGACCTATCACAAAAAGCTGTTGATATACTCCGAGATAAGAAGATAGTGTACTTAAATTTTAGTGTAAGAACAGGTAAGACAGCAACAGCATTAGAAACGTGTAGACTATACGGAGCAAAGAAAGTATTGTTTCTAACTAAAAAGAAAGCTATTACTTCTATTCAAAACGATTATAATGACTTTGGATATACATTTGACCTAGTTGTTATCAATAACGAATCACTATCCAAGGTAATAGGAAATGATTTCGATGTAGTTGTGCAAGATGAAGCACATGGAATGGCATCTTTCCCAAAGCCAAGTAATAAAGCAAAGGAATTTAAAGCACGTTTTTCAAGAATACCATTGATATTATTATCAGGGACCATGGCTGCAGAATCATACTCGCAAGTTTACCATCAATTTTGGTTAAGTGCTTATAGTCCTTTTAGCCAATATAAAAACTTTTATGCGTGGGCCAAGGTATTTACACAACCAACACTAAAATATGTAAGCTACGGAACTATAAATGATTATTCAGCAGCTAAGATTGATTTAATTGATGCAGTAATACAACCATACATTTTAAAATTCACTCAAGAAAATGCCGGCTTCGAAAGTAAGGTAAACGAAAAAGTAATATATTTTGATAGTTGCAATAAAAAGATAATCGATAAACTAAAAAAAGACCTTGTAGTTGAAGGGAAGAAAGAAGTTATTTTAGCAGATACTTCTATAAAGCTAATGCAAAAGATTCATCAACTTGAAAATGGCACTTGTAAATTCGAGTCGGGAAAATCTATGATACTTGATACTTCCAAAGGTGAATTTATTAAAGAGCATTTTAAAGGTAAAAAGTTAGCAATTTTATATTTTTTCATAGAAGAATTTCATTTGTTGCAGTTTGAATTTCCTAATCATACCACATCCATTGAAGAATTTAATACAACTGATAAGCATTATTTAGGTCAAATGTATTCAAGTAGTATGGGTATAAATTTAAGTAGTGCAGATTGTTTGATAATGTATAACATAGGATATTCAGGGACAAATTTTATACAGGCACGTGACCGATTAACAACTCAAACCCGAAAAGAAAATGATGTTTATTTTATATATGGAAAAGGTAGTTTGACTGAGCAAATTCATAAGACTGTTTCACAGAAGAAAAACTTTACAGAAGCACAATTTAAGAAATATATTTAGTATATTTACATCTGTATTGTCGCAGATACTTTAAGAACTTTAATAATTCCCTATCATGACGAAACTGCGACTTCCGATTGATGGGGTTTTTTATTTTATGGAAGAAATATTTAAAGACATTCCTGGTTATGAAGGATTGTATCAAGTGAGTAATTTAGGTAATGTAAAGAGTTTATCTAGGCAAATATGGAATGGTAAAGTTTTCTTTATTTCTAAAGATAAAATACTAAAGCCAGGAGGAAATGGAACTGGTTATTTATTAGTAATGTTAAGATTAGGTAATAATTTTAAAGCAAAAACAATACATTCATTAGTTGCAGAAACATTTTTAAATCATAATAAAAATAATAAAAGAATAGTAGTAGACCATATAAATGGAGATAGGTCAGATAATAGATTAGAAAACTTACAAGTTATAACTCAAAGAGAGAATACTTCAAAAGATAAAAAAAATAAAACTTCTAAATACACAGGAGTATGTTGGAATAGATTTAATAATAAATGGATGTCAGGAATTAGAATTAGTGGTAAAAAAATACATATAGGCTATTTCAAATGCGAATTAGCTGCTCACTTAGCTTATCAAAACAAACTTAAAGATATAATATAATGGCATCGGCATTCCAAACGAAAATAAAAACCACATTCGAAAAGAATAATTGGTTCGTAATTAATCTAATCAAAACAAATAAGAATGGTATCCCTGACTTACATTGTATTAAGAATGGAGTATCAATATTTATTGAATCAAAGGAAATAAAGGATACTTTAAAGCCATTACAGATGTACCGAATTGATGAATTAAACCAACAAAATACATCTGCAATCTGTTTACAAAAGTCTAAAGGAATAACTTATGGTAATATAATTCATTCAGATATAGAAAGTTATGATACAATAATGAAAATAATTGAAAATATATTATAGAAATGTGATTATATTATAATAAAATAGTTATATTTGTCATATAGAAACAATTTAATATTTGAGTTATGAGTTACCCAAGTCCCTATTTAAAAGTAAAGTTTAAAACAAATTACGCTACTGGGTGTAGTGAATTAATTAAAGAAAAAGTTATGACAACTGAAGAGAAAGCAAGAAAGTACGATGAGTTAATGTTAACCATACAAGAGATGGAACTAATGTACACAAAGGCATTGGATAAATATCCAAGTCTTACGGAAATGATACAAGAAAAGTTAAACGTATTAAAACTAGTTAAATTATGAAGATAGTAGCAGATTTAACGGATAAGCATGAAATTAACCTAAAAATAATCAAAAGACTTGGTTACATATTAGGTGAAGAAGTCAACACCAAACCACAACAAGTATCACTAGCAATGGATATGTTGCAATACTTAATGTGGGAATTCAGTGAGCCAGAACTAATAGAAATAATCTTAAAAAATAAAGACAATGAAAGAACATAATATAGATTGCATGAAACACAGAAAGCATACACATATAAGCGGTGTAGATGTAGAAATGATAACTGCTGAGAAAGGTAGTTGTATAGTTACAATTAAAGACGCTTATTTTAGTCGTGGAGTAGATGTATCAGGAAATAAAACAGATGCTTATTTTTTAGAGTTTGAAGAAGATGTTATGGATATGGTTTGCAATTCTACCAATAGAAAAAGAATAGCAAATAACTTAATGATTGAAAAGAAAATAACACCATTAGAATCTCGTAATATTGGCAACTGGATAGGATTAAAGATTAATTTAAAATTTGATCCAAGTATAAAAATGATGGGGAAGATTACAGGTGGTATAGTTGTAGATAGCATAAAAATACTTCCTGATTTAATTATTGATAGTGATAACTTTAAAGCAGTAAAAGATGCTGTTACAAATAAAGGATATACATTAGATCAAGTTCGTAGCAAATATAATTTATCAAAAGAATGTGAAGCATTGCTATTAAAGAAATAATTTGTATATTTGCAAACAAGGATAGGTTAGAGGTAATTGGCTAACTGAAAGACGAAGCGTTTACGTTTTCCTTGTTTCTTTTAAACGCTAATTAAACGTATAAAAACATGAATGAAAATTGGAAAGATGTAATTGGATACGAAGGATTGTATCAAGTATCTAATTTAGGTAGAGTGAAGAGTTTAAATAGATTTGTAACTAGAGGTTGTAATTCAGTATTTAGAACAGGAAATGTATTAAAATCTTCTATCACTAAAGATTATTTAAAAGTAGTGTTATCTAAAGATGCAAATAAAAAAACATTTACAATACATCAACTTATGGCTATAGCTTTTTTAAATCATAAAGTAGATGGACATAAATTAGTCGTGGATCATATTGATTCTAATAAAACCAATAATCGGTTAGAAAATTTACAGATAGTATCTCAAAGAGAAAATGTATCTAAATCAAACAAGTTAAAAACATCTAAATACATTGGTGTTTTTTGGTGTAAATCAAAAAATAAATGGGTTAGTAGAATTACAATAAACAATAAAAGATTTTTTTTAGGTTCATTTAATTGCGAATTAACTGCTCACTTAGCATACCAAAACAAATTAAAAACAATATAATTATGGAAAACAAAATTTTTAGAATGAGAGCATCACAAGGTGGCTTGCTTTTAACAAACGGAAAAGACGATTTAAAGTTAGGTGCGTCAATGATTACTTACCTAAAAAAATGGTTTGCGGAACAAAAGTCTGGAGTACGTGACGAGATAGATTCTAAATACTTTCGTAAAGGTAATATGTGCGAAGATGAAGCTATTGATATTTGTGCTGAACGTTTTGGATTAGGAATACTAGAAAAAAACATAGTACATTTCAACGATGAGCACTTCAATGGGACTCCAGATGTTATCACAGATGAGTTTGTAATCGATACTAAATGCTCATGGGATTACGTTACATTTTTAGATGCTATCACAAGTCCAATCAATAAAGACTACGAAGCACAATTGCAAGTGTACATGCATTTGACAGGACTTAAGAAAGCGAAGTTAGTCTATGTATTGTTAGATACACCTGCAGAAGCTAACTACGGTAACGATGTATTCTACTCACACCTTCCGATTGAGCAACGATTCTTTGCGTTTGAATTGGAATATGATAAAGAAATGATTGAAGCAATGCAAGAGAAGGTAATTAATGCAAGAACTTTTTTAAATGATTACGATGCAAGAATCAAAAATATACTTAGATAAGAGAGATAACACCATTGTCATGTTAGTATTACGTGGCAATGGATTCATCCGAGTAAAGCCTTTGAAAGGATTGGATATAGTTATGAGTGTAGAATGTTTTAAAACTAATTTTAAAAGGATATGATAATTGAAGTAAAAATGAAATGTGGAGATATAATTGTATTTGAAACTGATACGATATTTGAAAATATTTCAGAGGATATACTTAATAGGCAATGGTCAAGAGTAGTACAAAAAAGCGGAGTAAAAATAGTATTTAATAGGGATGATATAAAATATATAACACATGAATAAACAAATTAATAATACGTTCCAAGTACTATGCTTAATGCAAGTAGCTTTAGAGAAGTTAGAAGACATGCCAGAGGGTAACATCTTTAGAGAGAATAACTATGATACAATAGATAACTTTATTAAGTATCTTGAATCACATGTTGAACCTTTGACAAGTGAAATTAATGTACAAGAATCAGATAATTATGTTTACATCACTAAGAACATTCGTAAAGTAATTGATAAAATTAGAATCAAATGAAAATAATAATCGCGATGTGTGTTTGGTGCGCTCTAACAAGTTTAAAAGCTACTTACTATAGTGATACATTCCACGGTAAAGTTATGCGTTCAGGAGCAATCTATGATATGAATAAGTTGACATGTGCTAGTAATACGCATAAGCTAGGAACTAGACTAAAAGTAACTAACCTAGATAACGGAAAGAGCGTGATAGTTAAAGTTACAGATACAGGATCATTCAGAAAAGTAAGTATCGACCTATCAAAGAAAGCATTTGAACGGATAGCTGAGTTAGATAAAGGAGTAATAAATATTAAAATAAAGAAAATATGACAAAGAAAGAAGAATTAAAACATCAATTGACAATGGAACAGCTTTTAACAAGTCAATTGTTTGAAAAGATAAGACAATTAAATCATGAGAACGCAACAATGCGAGACGATTTATATCAGTTAAGTAAGGACTACTTCACACCAAAGGATGCTATTGTAGCAAAGGTTATCGAAGCGTATAAAACAAGGTCAGAAATAGGTATAGCAAAGTATGGAACTACACTAGATGCAAATAATACCGATGACTTTCTGCAGCATCTACAGGAGGAACTTATGGATGCCACACTTTATATTGAAAAATTAAAAGAAATTGCATCGCAGTTAAATAAATAATACTTATATTAGTCAAAAATTAAAAAGGATGAGTAAATTTAAAGGAGTGATTACGCACATTGGAGAGGTAATCGAATTAGGTAACTACAAAAAGCTGTATGTTCATGTAGTAGAAAACGAAGGAGAATATCCTCAATCATGTAACTTCGAAGTATTTGGAGAAGCAAAAGTAGATGCAGTTCTAAAATACAATCGAGTTGGTGATGTTGTTGAAGTAGACTACAATCTGAAAGCTCAAGAATCAAAACGAGAAGCTGGTGTGTATTTTAATACCATTCAATCTTGGAAGATTACAAAGCATGATTAAGCAAATAGAAGTAATAGCAAAGAAACATAAGGACTGGGTGAATATCGCTCGGTCCTTTGGTGCTAAAACAGAGGCAGAGGACATTGTACAGGAAATGTACCTTCGATTAGATAAGTATATCAAACCTGACCAAAAGATTACATCTTCTTTTGTATGGATTACTTTGAGAAATATTTACTTTGACTTCCTGAAGAAAGAACCTGTGACGTTTGAACTAGATAAGACCGTTTCTGAGGCTATTTCTGACACCGAAAGTATAATTGCATACGAGGAACTAAATAAACGCGTTAGAGACGAACTTAATAATATAGATTGGTTTGATAAAATGCTATTTGAATTATATGTGACAAGTGACAAGTCAATGCGTCAACTATCAAAAGAGACAGGGATAAGTCTTTCTTGTATATTCTACACGACCAATAGAACAAAAAAGCACTTAATTAGTTTACTTAATGAGGACTATGAAGATTACTTAAACGAAGATTACGAATGGCTAAAAGAAAAGCAACAGGACTAGGAGATACAATAGAGAATGTACTCCAAGTAACAGGAATAGATAAGGTAGCAAAGTTTATATTAGGAGAAGATTGCGGATGTGATGAACGTAAAGCAAAACTTAACGAGCTTTGGTCCTATAGAAAGAAGCCACTTTGCCTTAATGAAGATGAATATCTTTGGCTTAGTGAAGGAGGTTTAAAGAAAGCAGAGACATCCTTAGTTGATTCTATGTTAATGCAAAGAACACATAACAGAATATTCCAAACAGGGAGATTAGAATATACTTCTTGTGCTTCTTGTTTGAGAGATCAATACCAAGACTTAAAGAAAATTTATGACACATACTAACAACGATATAATACAAGTAATATATTCAGGTAGATTCTTTTTTGTAGTTTGCCTGAATTGAATAAACAATACAAAATCAAATGGCAGGACCAGGAGGAGCAAGACCAGGAGCAGGTCGCAAACCAAAAGATGAAGAGAATAGAATTAGGGATTTAATGATGCCTTATTCACTAGATGCAGTTCAATGCCTTGCTAATATAGTAGTTAGTGATAAGTCAAAGGATGCAGATAAGATTAGCGCGTCAAAGATAATCATTGAGTATTCATATGGTAAACCTAAGGAGAAAGTAGAATCTGACATCACAATCAATACAACAACATTAAAAGATTTAATTAACTTTGGTAACACTGAATCCTAAATACAAACCTTTTGGAAGTGATAGCAGATATTTTATTGTTACTGGTGGTAGGGGTAGTGGGAAGTCTTATAGCATTAACTTGCTACTTCTACTTCTTACGTATGAAAGTGGGCATACAATATTATTTACAAGATATACACTTACTTCTGCTCACGTTTCTATTATTCCTGAGTTTATTGATAAGATTGATATACTAGATAAGCATTCAGACTTTCATATAACAAAGGATGAGATTATAAACTTAAGGACAGGAAGTAAGATATTATTTAAGGGTATTAAAACAAGCTCAGGAACTCAGACTGCAAACCTTAAATCTTTGGCTGGTGTTACGACATGGATATTAGATGAAGCAGAAGAGCTAACTGATGAAGATACATTTGATAAGATAGATTATTCTATACGTTCTAAAGACAAACAGAATAGGGTAATATTAATACTTAATCCAGCTACGAAAGAGCACTTCATTTATCAAAAGTTCTTTGAAGCGAAAGGAATTGAAGCAGGAAGTAATATAGTCAAAGGGGATACTACATACATACATACGACATACCTAGATAATTACAACAACTTATCTGAATCGTTTTTAAATCAAATAAAAACAATAAAAGAACGTCGACCTGACAAGTATAAACACACTATTCTTGGTGGATGGTTAGAGAAAGCAGAAGGAGTTATCTTCACGAACTGGAGAATAGGAGAGTTTAACAAAGATAATGGAAGCGTATTCGGTCAGGATTATGGTTTTAGTAACGACCCAAGTACATTAATTGAAACGTCAATTGATAGGACAAACAAACGAATATACATTAAAGAGCATATACATAAGCAAGGTTTAACAACATCGGAACTTGCGCAATTAAATCAACAATTTGCGGGACGTGATTTGATAGTAGGTGATAATTCAGAGCCTAGATTGATAGCAGAACTTAAAGCAAGAGGTTTAAATATAGTAGCAACAATTAAGGGAGCAGATTCAGTTAAATATGGTATAAGTTTAATCCAAGATTATGACTTGATTATTGAAGAAAATTCCGTAAATTTGATAAAGGAATTAAACAACTATTGTTGGCTTGAAAAGAAGAGCGAGACGCCAATAGATAAATGGAATCACTGCTTAGATGCAATGA